GCGATACCTTGCGTTTGCAATTATCATAGCCGCCGCGCTGTTAGGCGTACCAAAAGCCGCCGGAGCGGAAATGCCGATAGTACAGGTTGCACGGCTTGACCTATACCAAACCGAAACCAACGGGGATAATCGCAGCCCTTCGATTGACAGCGCAAACCGTGAAGCGGGAATTCCGCTTGGCAGTCCGTATTGCGCCTCAAAAGTATCTCAATGGCTGCGGAAGTCCGGCGCAATTTATCCTACCTATCGCGGCGGCTATTCACGGGCGTTTGTAACGAAGGAATCGCTGACATTGCCCCTGAAATCGTGGATTGACCTAACGGGGTGGCTGTTGGTGTTCCGGCGCAATGGCGGTGGTCATATCGGCGTAATCGAATCTGGTTCGGTTATCGTCAAAACGATAGAAGCCAACACCTCAAGCGGGGAAAGCGGCAGCCAGTGGAACGGTGGGGGGATATTCCCAAGAACGCGAAATCTAAAGCAGTTAAGCAGCCCCTATAATGTATTCCGCGCCACCCATGTTACGCCGGTGAGGTATGCGTAATCTGTTGTTGATACTGCTTATTGCATTGCTGTTTAGCAGTTGCAAATCAGCACCCGAATACCGAGAAACGAGAATAATAGATACGGTGCTAAGTGTTGCGCCCCCAGCAATCCACGACACGCTGACAGCGATTAACTACGATACTGTAATTGTCGCCGATAGAATAAACGGACGTGATACAGTTATCAAAATACGTTACTACCCACGCACAAATACGGTAACGCTCTATGTCAAACCCGACACTGTTCGGCTGAAATACCGCGATACAACGGTGGTGTATAAAGAAGCGGCGAAGGAAGAAAGCAGTGTGTGGCCGTGGCTAATAGTGATTGTAATTTTTGGCATCGTAGGACTATATATGTATATCATGCGGAGTAAATAACCATGTTTAGCAACAACATACAGAACAACCCAGAACTATCAGCGTTCCTCGATAAGCCCAAGAAAACCTACTCGCTTAGGAATGCAGTGCTAACGACGGGCGCGTTTTTGTTGTCGGCGGTGATATTCGGGGCTCTTGTTATTCTCATTACATCATAGCAGTTAGCGGGGTAGAGAAGTGGCCATCTCGGCAGTCTCATAAGCTGCACATCGGGGGTTCGAGTCCCTCTCCCGCTACATACACCGCAATAAGCGGTTTTTCTCATTTTCAAGCAGGAGTAATAAAATGAAATTCGGACAAACAGCAACAGACACAATTACCGGATTTACGGGTGTTGTTACAGGTCATGCGTCGTACATTACGGGGTGCGATCAATACCTGTTACAGCCACCATGCAAAGATGGTGCGTGGGTAGAAGGAAGATGGTTTGACGAAGGACGATTAGTATTTACAGATGAAGTAAAAGTTGCAAGCGAAACAGTCACAGGCGAGAAAAACGGCTGTGATATTCCAGCACCAATTAAATAATCTATCCGTATGAACCCGAAGGGCAATCCGAACATCAGCAAAAACCCACAAACGTGGAAGCCGAACCAAAGCGGCAACCCAAGGGGGCGGCCACCGGGGCTTATCTCTGATTGCCTGCGGAAAATCGGCGCACAGAAAAGCGTCAAGGGCGAGATAACCCTCATGAATGCAGAGGGCAAAACAGAAAAAATTGTCATTGATATTCAGGGCGGAAAAGGGCAGCACATCAATTTCCTCGCGGCTGCTGTTATCATCGAAAAAGCATTGCGGGGCGATACAAAGGCATTTACGGAATGGGTAAACCGCGTAGAAGGCGCACCGAAGCAAATAGTGGATATGAATTCAGAAACGGGATTCCGGTTAGAAATCGGGGCGGCGCAATTACCAGCAGGGAACGGTGCCAATGAAGATGCAGACGCTGAGGGTTGAGTTATTACCAGCACAATTAAGGATTTGGAATAACCTTGCAAAGCGCACAGTTATCCGTTGCGGACGGCGGTTTGGTAAATCCTCGCTTGCGGTAGCGGGTATAGCGGATATATGCGGCCCGGGCGGAGTGGTACTCTACACAGCGCCGACTTACCCAGACCTTGAAAAGCGATTCGCTGAGTTTGAGCAGATGCTCAAGCCCGTGTTAAAACCTGCACGGGATTTTGAACTGCGTTTCAGAGGTGGCGGCAGGTGCGAAATGTTCGGGCTACACAACCACGACAGCATACGCTCAAATAAATATCACCGCGCCATTAACGATGAATTTGCCTATGCGCGGTACGCAAAAGATGCGTGGCAACTCTCGATACGCCCAACACTGACTGACTACGGCGGCGATGCGTGGTTTTTATCTACACCCAGGGGAAAAAACTTTTTTCATGTTTTATCCAATCGTGCGCGGACAACAAAGGGGTGGATAGAACACCATTACCCCACAAGCGCCAACCCGTTTATTTCTAAAGCAGAAATCCAAGAGGCGCGCGACGAACTCCCTGAGATAGCGTTCCGGCAAGAGTATCTCGCCGAGTTTGTAGAGCAAGAAGGCACGCTGGTAAAGCCGGAAATGATACAGCGCGTAGAGATACTACCGCAGTGCGATTGGTACATGGGCGTTGACCTCGCATTCTCTACGAAGCGTACAGCCGATTTTTCGGCTATTGTCATTATCGGTCGTGCTGATGGTAAAATCTACGTTGCCGATGTTTGGCGCGGACGCGGGAGTTTCGAGCAGTTGCTCGGACGTGCGATAAGCATGGCGGAACAATGGCAGCCGAATCGTATCGGTGTGGAGGAAGTAGGTGGGCAAACATGGTTTATAGACGAATTGCTACAGCGCACAAATCTACCCGTCAAAGGCATAACGCCTACAGGCGATAAAGTCCGGCGGTTTTACCCACTGATGGCGCAATACGAGCGCGGCAATGTTTATCATTATTCTGGTGTGCCAGGGTATTTCGATGATGAACTACTCTCATTTACAGGCACTACCGAGGACGACCACGACGATACAATAGACGCGGCAAGTTACGGATTCTCTGTAATTGACAACGCGGAATTCAAAATTTTCTTCTGACCATTATGGCATTCCTTGATATATTCCGCATCAGTTCGTACAGCCGCAACCTGAGCATACTGCTCTCGCGATTGGAGGCAATGTTCGGCGGACGGCGCGGCATGGCACAGCCCGACGCAATGGCGCTGGCGCTAAAAGGGATAATGTATTCCTGCATTGACAGACGTGCAAAAGTTATTGGCGCTACGAACTACATTGTAAGCCGCCGACGTGGGGATAAAATAGAGCCGGTACAGCAAAATCATTGGCTTGTGCGCCTGCTTCGTAACCCTTCCGCTTATTACACTTCTGATGAAATCTACAAACTTGCCGCGAAATACTACGATATTAGCGGCGAAGCATTTTTATGGACGCGGTGCGACGGTGAGCGGTATCCTATTGACATAAATACCATACCTCCCGCCACGGTAGATATTATCCTGAATAGCGGTGGCATAGAGTGTTACAGGTGGTGGCGAGGTGACGGGCACGTGGATATTCCACCGGAAGAAATGCTGCACCTGCGGCGGCTTGAGCCGGTGAATAACATGGGCGCGGGAATTATTCGTGGGCGCGGCTTAGTGGAGGCGGCAATCGAAGCGGCGCAGGTGGGCAAGGAAACGGCAGATTACATTCGTAGGTTTTTTGCCAATGATGCAAGTCGCCCTAATATCCTGAAAGCCGGAAATGAGAAATGGGATGAGCTGAAGTGGAATCAATACCGCGACACATGGAACGAAAAACTACCAAATTTCAAAGTCAAGGCACTGTTGCAAGGCGGGCTTGACTTTGCCGCTACAGCCGCGCCGTCGGCTCTGACGCTTGACTACAATACTATCAGCGATCAGGCGAAAAAAGAGATTGCCGCGATATTTGGTATGTCGTTGGGGCAACTGACAGGCGAATTTACCTCGTATGCCACAGCTGACGCGCAGAACGCCGTATTTATCAAGCAAACTATCGAACCGGAACTCCGTTATTTTGCTACGGTATTTACCAACCATTTCCGGCAATTTGAACCGGATATAGTTGTGCAGCACGAACCGTATTTGTACGTTGATCCGAATGAACAACGATTACAGGAAGAGCATGATTTCAGTCATGGCGTTCTGACGGTGAATGACCTGCGTAGCAAGCGCGGCGCAAAGCCCGTCGAGGGCGGCGATACGCCGCTGCTAAAGTCGGGATATGTGTCTATTGACGCTGCGCTTAATCCTCCCGCTCCGTCGTTTTTCTCGCTCTCCCCTACCCAAACAAAAGGACTGCTGATAGAAAATAAACGGGTTGCATATTGGCGTAGTTATGACAACCGCGCAAAGCGGTTTGCGTCCGAAATAAAAAGCATTACCGCCGGAGTATTTGGGCGCTTAGGTGAGGAACTAACAGCATCGGCGGCAAAGCAGATGTTTGTCAGTCGTGCGTTATCGGGGGATATATTCGACGAAGAAACGTGGGTGCAGATTCTTGCGGCAGCAGTGCAAAAACCAGCAGATGCTTATTTACGGCAGATAGTTCGTGCGGCGCTGGCAGATACCGGCAAAACCACAAGCGATTTGCCGACGAGTTTCGATAATGTACTAAAAAAAATGCTGGAGAAATCCACCTCGAAAATCACAACCGCCGTAGGAACGATAAAGGCGGAATTGGAAGCAATGTTGCAGGACGCTGCACCGGACAGCACACCCGCCGAACTCTCGGCGATGATACAGGGTAAATTCACACAGTATACCACCAGCGGCGCGGATAGAATTGCCCGGACAACTGCCACATTCACAACCGGAGCAGCGCAGCAGGAAACATGGAAAAACGTAGGAATCGCTTATGAATGGCTGACCGAGCAGGACGCAAAAGTGCGCCCCACCCACCAAATAGCCGACGGGCAGACGCCGAACGAAGATGGTATGTTCGCAGTGGGCTATGATATGATGACGCATCCGGGCGCGGGTGCGCTTGCCGAAGAAAACGTGAATTGCCGCTGTACATTATTCCCGCGTACATCCTAAACTTTTGCATACCACTTTGCATAGTATTGATTGCGGCATTGCCGCCCCTTATATTTGAGTTGCAATTATGATCAATTACAGTAACAGAGCATTGAACGCATATAACCGCAACGTCCGCGAAGCAACCGACAAGCCAGACGACGTTGTAAAAAAAACACGGAGGCAAGTCTATGACGCTGTAAATAAAACGGACGACGTCGAGCGGCTAAAGGAAGCCCTCACCGTGCTGCAAGTAAAAAAATAATATACCCGTACACGGCCGCATTGGCGGCATATTTCAGGGCTTATCTTCGCAGGTTGCGGGGCTGAGCCCTTTTTTATTATGAACAAAAACTACCTTCAGCGATACCTGAATCTGCCCGAACACGATACGCCCCTCATGGGTGAATCGCTGTTTCGGGCGGGAACGCTTGCTCCTGCCGCCGAAACGAATGCTGCCGAAAACGGTGTGGTTAACTTCACGATTACCACCAGCGACATTGACCGCTATGGCGATATAGTGGATGCCGCCGGAGCGATAACAGAAAATTTTATGGCAAATCCGGTGGTGCTGTGGAATCACGACAGCTGGAGTACGCCAGCAATCGGAACATGCTCTGGACTGGATAAGCAGCCCGACCGTATTATCGGTGCAACGCAATTCCACCGCAAAACCGCAATGTCTGTTGAAATCAGCGACCTCGTGTTTGCAAAAGTTTTGCAGACGTGCAGCATCGGGTTCATGCCGCTGATATGGGAGGATATCGAAACACCGCAGAAAATGATACAGCGGCGATACACCTCGTGGGAATTACTTGAATACTCTATCACAAATATCCCTGCGAATCCATA